GACGTTTGACCAGAAGAAATTGTAGGATATACTGATGCGAAAAATTCTTCTGCTAAATGCGAACCGACAAATGCAAACTCATCTAGAAATATTAAATTATAAGAACCACCTCGAATACCAGAGGAAGAAGTTGCATGTGCTACGACTTTTGATCCATTTTCTATTTCTAGATTACCTTTATTCCAAATCATGACACCGTGCTGAATCCATTTAGGTAAATTTTCATACGCAAGTTGAACTTTTCCTAACAGATCTCGAGCAAGTTGCCCCTTATTTGCAAGAATTGCGACATTTTGGTTATCATGGAATAGTATATTCCACAAAATATATCCCGTAACCGTTGTAGATTTACCTGATTGGCGTGGAAGTTTGCAGATAGTAAACCTATCGTCCACAAAATGGTTAACCATTTCTTCTTGAAAATCATATAAGTTAAAAGGAATTAAACCTTCGTCAACACTAATAATTTTCATATATGTTTGAATAAAATATATCGCATCACGAGAACATTTTATATATTCTTCGACTTGCTCTTTAGTGAATTCTATCTGTGTGCCAGCTTTTTTAAGGAGAGGATTCCCTAGATACGCTTCCATTATTGGTCAATAACCTTTGCGGTCTCCCTTGGTTTCACTAATTTAAGAAGATCATCAGTTGAACCTACAAACAAAGAATTGGTGACCTGACTTGGTTTTTCCTTCTTCGAAACATCTTTTTTCTGCTTATGCAGATTCATAAGATTAGAATTAGCATCACTGACGGTTTTAATTAAAGTAGCAACCACCTCATATGCCCTAGGATGTTGACTTGCATTTGCTATACTACACAATTCATCCAACGCACGTTTACCCTGCTCAATAACTTCGTGTAAATTCTGACGACCCAGTTCAAAATCTTGTTCCTGTTTATCATCAGTATCTTCTAAAGTTGATATTTCTTTAGAATCTGATATTTCTTGAGAAGCAGGAAGATTTAAAATTTCTTCCAAATTATTTTCCATATTTGTTTTCATTATACATCCTCACCTTGATATGGATTGTACTTCTTAGCATCAGTATAAAAGAAAGTATTAGTAGCGAATCCAAAATCATCATTTGCCGAAATAAGACTGTAACTAATGGAAGCAGCAGAATTAGTTGTTGGTGCTCCATTAGCAAACTGTCCGGGAGTAATAACAATTCTATGATGCCGACCTGTTTGGGAAATATCGGTAGATGTTACGTCTCCGTGACCATTAGCTGCCATCATGTCAACTTGTACACGTTTAATAATACCAGATTTCCTCACTGGACCATAGAAATAACCTTTAATGATAAAATCCAAATTATAAATCAATGCACGACGAGTTACAAAATCCCCTTCATAAGTATCCTCGACAGAAACTCCATTTAATACTGTGGGTACATCCATTTTAATACCCATAGAAGGGATTAAATTCACACTGTTTGTCCACTCAGGTCCGAAATATGGAAGGATTTGCTCTAAAATTTGAGCACCATCATCTGCATTTCGAACAAAAATACTTAGAGTCACTCCCAAATTATAAGGAACAGGTGTCCATTGATAGTTCGTAATATTAGAATCAGAAGAATCTACTTTAGCATTTCGTATAGTATGCTGTAATCTCCTCGTAGAATCATAAGTGTAACTTGTAACTTCAAATCCAATTCTAGGAAGTTGAATTCCAACCTGTCGATCTAAATCCGGATCTTGAGCTAACCGAACGAGAAACTTTTCTTTTGGTCCATAAGCAATAGGAACTGGAATTGTCTGAATTGTAGTTCCAGCGTTATTAAGACGTTGTACAACGATATCATTGAACATGTTGCCGAACATAACAATGTATTTCCGAAGAGACTGATTATAAAATTGAGACCCAAACATTAATATCTATCAACCTCGCTGAATGGATTTGATTCACTAAAATCGATGAAGTCATAAGATTTTTGTGTAAAGAATTCATTATTAGCAGCAGCATCTTGTGATTCAACTCTATATTCTTGTAATATATAACCACCATCTTCATCAGTTAAGATATCGTCATTTTCAAGGGTAAACTGATAATTTAGAACATCTGCTGTATGCGTGACTTCGATTGTATCAATAGCGGTATTACCTGTATCAAGTCTCTGACTATCATATGTAAATAATTCACAATTTAGATCATATGTATATAATTTGCCATGAGGATAAAATATTTCTTCATGTTCTACAAATTTAATTTCATAAATTTTAGAATTTAATGGAAAATAGATAAGGTCGCCTTCCATCGGTCTTGATGAAGTTATAGAATATCCATTTGCGGTTCCCGATTCAACCATATAGGAATGCGTATTTGAATATGATCCTGTATTTGCAGTTTCAACTTGTAAATTAAAACCAACTTCATCGATCATTTTTTCTGTTTTTATTTGATCGAATCTTTTGCGCGCAACCGTAAATGTTACAGAATCTCTTATCTCGAGATTAAATTTAGATAGAAAATCCCCTTCGCCCTCGAAACCTGTTGTATTTTTAATATACATTTCAAGACCAACAGCAGCATCAAATGTAGAAAGCGTATCTTCGCCGAATAAAGCGTCATTCTTAACTAAAGTCCGAGGCATATACTTCACGTCCTGACCATATATCTTGATTGATTCTACAATCAGGTCATCTTGTGTGTCCTGCTCTCTACCATAGGTCCAATTATTAAAATATTTATTTGTGGTCATGGTTTTTAACCAATCATATCAAATACGGGCAAACTGTGCGAAGAATTCAATTCTTCTTCCATTTTTGTAATTTCTTCTTGTGCCTCCTGCATTATTCTTTGACCATTAAATTGTATCCCACCAGGAAGTTGCATTCCTTCAAATTTAGAAAGATTACTGCCCCATTGGTGTTTTATTAATGCTGTACTGTATTTTTTTAACCAAGGATCATTCCATACATCCGCATAGGTTTCTGGATCTATAGTACGATATCCATCTATTATGAGATATTCATCAACTTCTATATCTTCAGTCCATTTCATATCAATGAACAATTTATCCATATGTCGATTAAATCGAATTGGTTTCGCACCTACAAATATTTCTTCCAAAGTTTCTACATGCCTCATTGCCATCACATAGCTCACATAAGAGCTACTTGAAAAATCAAACAAATCGTTCAGGTGAATCTGATAACGAATATTAAATAAATTTGAAGAGTTAATCGCATCCCCTATATCCAGAACACGAGTAACACCTACAACATTTTCATCTAAAGAAATATATTTGTTTGTTCGGTCATCTGCTGTAACTTGATGAGAAATAAGAACACGTTCGGTTCCATCGTAATGATAATCGCGATATTTGTCTAAAGCATCATCTATACGATCTTGAATTTGCTCTTCATCCACATTTATGTCTATTACGGGATAACCAAGTCGCCGTAGACAGTAATCTTTGAACGTGCTTCTTGTTGTCGGAGCTGCCATATTACCCTCGGAAAGTTTATTGTCCTAGGGCTATTTATAATAATCTTAGACTGTAAGATACGTGTATTGTGGATGTGTTTTCAATAATGGGTAATCACCTTCGAAAGAACCTAAATTTGGATGACTATCTACAAACCATTCCCCACTATCATCAAAATTAGCATAATCACTTGTTCCATCCCTAAATGTTTTTTCTAGAGTTATGATATCACCTCTTGAGCTAGAACCAAGCATAGTCGAATAACCCGATTTCCTAGAATCTGTAACAAGAGCTAAAAGTCCTGCAGGTAAATTACTCACCGCATCAACTGTACCCAAATCGCCCGTCATAAGAGGATAATCAATCGTAAATGGAGCAGAAGAATATTTCGTTGTCATAACTTTAGCAATCACTGCCCGAACCTGAGTATGATACGTATCCAAATCTTCTTCTACATGAGGTAAACTAACCTTATCGAAAACACCCCCACCTGTAGCAAGTGATGCTTTATGTACACATTCTAAATCATCAACTGAAGTCCAATTTGGATCATAGTCGCTAGTTGTTAATTCCGTATATGTAAAAGACCTAACATTAGACCCTATCCAATCAGCAATGGCTTTTGCTTCTGTTTTCTTTGAAGATGAAGGTGCTGTTGCATATTCTTTGGGTCTTTGACGATCTTCATCATATTCACGATAGGGAAGATCAAAATAATAACAAACTACAGTATCAGAAGTTTCGCTCAAAATCTTCCACAAATTATATGTACTTTTTAAAGTCGGTCTCAAATGTGTTGCTATATTTGCCATTTTTTACCCTTTACTGCTTAGCATCTTGATTTGCTTTTGATTCTGCTTTAGTAGAAAAATCAGCAGGAAGATCTGACACTTTATTTACAATCATAACTGTTGCTGCGTTGGCATCAGTAGCTCGCGTTCCTGAAGCACCAGCGACTTCAGTAGCATATTCACATTTTACAAATGAAATTGCTGGTTTTGTATTTGCGACTCCTGTGGGCAATGAATTGGTATAACCGTACAATTGATGATGGATATTATTATCTGAAAGATATTTCTCCAATTTTTTAGATTCAATGCTTTTACTTTTCGGATAAAAAGATAAATCTTCATATAGATATGCCATTTGACTTCCCTAATTTTAAGTGCTTACACCATATTTATATAAGCAGCATGCCTATTCAGAACAGAACTTTCTTTTGTATAGTATTTTCCAAATCTTCCTTCTTTCATAACAAGATCATCAATTTCGGATGCGATCATTCCTTCACTTTTCATACGTTCAAACCATTTTCTAGAAGCACATTTCCCACACTTATCCTTATTACAAGAGCAACGTACAACTAACTTTTGCAAATCTTCTGGGATAGAATCCCAAACTTCACATCTCCCTACGCAGAAATTTTCATTCATTAACGTCCATTCAATATCAATAGAATCTAAAACATAATCCATAAATACACCAACGCGACCTAATACCCAAGGATTATCTTTTTTATAGAATTCTTCTACTTTTTGATTTGCCTGAAAAAAGAAATTTGTAGGATGCCAATTAAAAGTATTGAACCCTATTGCATACTTATCGGGTCTATGCTTATTACATTCCATAGCATAATTATAATCAAGTTGTGTATGTGTCGGTGCATACCAGTTATTCCCATCTATAAACCCCGAATAACTATAGAAATCTTTTGTTTCTGGAATTTCTGGTGGAAGAGTTTCAACGATGCCATAATCAAAATTCCTAATATTTGAAGATAACCATTCACATACGGGAAAATATTGTTTTAATTCATATGGTTTTGAATCAAACGCCATACATCTGGTAACAATTTCATCATCTGTTTCACTCAAAAGTTTATATAAAAGATATACACTATCCTGTGAAGAATTAGCTGGCACAAATATTTTCATTAATAAAATTAACCTGAATGATCTGTCCAAGCTGTTTGAATTCGAGTTTTATCAGAAGTATATTCAGATCTAGCTGTTAAAGTTGTAGCAATTGCTGTATTTGATGTACTTTTTGCTATTTCATCTTTAATATATTTTTGTTGAACACATTTCCAACAAGTTCCGCAAGAAACTAAGTCCCCATCAGAATTCAAAGAAGGAGAACGGCAAGATAAAGTTAAATTAACAAGTGCTCCTGGCATTTCATTTATTGCCATAATTGGAAACTCTAGCTCACTTAACCTATTAGAATCTTTATGCCATGCTAATATTGGAAATCTAATAGCAGCACCTCTTGTTGCATTTGCCCACATTTTCTTCATTTCTTCTACCATATGGCTTTTGCTAGTCCCTGGTTTTAATGATGCCTCCGCATGATGACTACGACCCACATCACCCTCAGATAGTTCTTCTTTCATATCCGAATGTAACCCAAAAATAACTGAATCTGCTAAACCTTTATTAACATAATTTGTAATAGCATATTCTAAAGTCCAAAGGCATATAGTGCTAAAGGAATACGGATTATCAAATTTAGCAGGATATTCGTAGTTATTCACTTTCACAAAATCAAAATCACGAACATTACTCTTTAACCAACTAACACAATCTTCAGCAACTCTGAGTTGATGGGAAGACAATGGATATTTATCTCCCTCTTTTGCATTTTTTGCTTCAGTCAAATAACTGTCATCTACATATAAAGCTGTTATTTTGTCAGTGTTTTCTACTAACTTTTTCCACAAAATATAAGTAGAATCTATTCCTCCACTAAAACCGAGTATCAGATTTGCCATTTTTATTTTTCCTCTGAAAAGAAGTTTCTTCTCATATTTATATAAACTTAGGACCTGTGAACCAATTAACTAATGAATATCTTTTCCCATAAGTCACTGGTGTTACCCGATGAGTAGTATCTGAAGGAAAAACAAGAACCGATCCTCTTTTTGATATTTCCGTTAAAGGACCTCCAGTAAATTCAAAATCCCCACCTTTGTATTGATTTGGATTTGATATGTTAATGACTAAACTTAATTTTCTCATATCATCTTCAAGTCTAGGTCCATCTTCATGAAATTCATAATATTCATTTAAACCGTATTGAGTGAACTGTGGAGCTTGTTGACCTGTGATAGTAAAATCCCATCCAGCATTTACATTAGCAAGAGTGCAATAAAAATTACAAATACCAAGAACCCAATTATTTTCAGGTTTATCGAAAAATGAAACTATAGATTTTCTATATTCAGCATTAACAACTTCCTCTTTTCCGACTTTTCCTTCCTGTTGTTCTAGTAATAATCCTTCTTGTATTATCGCTTCACATACTACATCAGGAATTTCCGCTTCCCAAAACCAATACATTGGATCATAAATCATTATTATAAAACTTCTCTTTCTCTATTTCTGCTTCTTCTTTACTTTTAAAATAACGAATGACAGTGTTTTCAAAATCATCTTCTTGCCTCATCATGATAAGCTGCCATTTATCCCAAGAATTAGGAGGATTATTTGCCTTTTCTATAAACGCTTGCTTCACTTTTTTATCCAGCGATGATCTCTATATAAACTTTTATGCTTATTTCTAGTTTCTCTTGTATCGTCTAATTTCTTATAATCTTTATCAGATAAATTCTTTATTTTTGCCTCTTTTTTAAATCCTCTCTTGAAAGGAATAACTTGCATTAATGGATAACCTTGTTCCATCATAAAATATCCATCTTCTTTTAAAAGATATCCCGGAAAATTTATAAATTCATAATACCTATCAGTGTCAACAATACCAGAAATTAATTCAATATTATTTTCCAAACGATTTAATGGAGGAACGAATAAACACGACCATCCTGGTTTTGTTTCAATTATCCAATGATTTATGAACTTAAGAGCAACTTTTGGGTGGCGTGGATGACCTTTTACTTGATCCGTCTTGTGATATTGGCAACCCCATTCTGGTTCTTGACCTTCACCGCATATCCAACTCAATCCAGTACCACCATCACGTATGGTAAATTCAAGATCTGCAGCAAGAGGTATTATCCATCCTGCTGATAATGCATCTAAAACTGGGGGACATCTTTTAATTGTAGGAGTTCTTTGAATATTACCGTTTTGATCTTCTTCTTCAAAAAAAAACATATCAAGTTTTTTATACCATTCAGGTATAAATTTTCGAGAAGGATATGGTTCAGGAATTTTACCTATTAAATCTGGATTAGTTTTAAATGTAATCACAGGTTCATTACGATTAAAAAACATAGAAACTCCATTATAAAATATTATATATTACTGACGACCCCAAGTTACTGTGACCGACTTACCAGAAGCAACAGTTACTGCATGAGTTACAAGAGAAGCAACACTATGGTTTGCATTTCCTGAAGTCCCGCTACCACCAGCACCACCTTCGCCACCAGTACCTGCTCCTGTTCCAGCATTTCCTGCCGAACCAGCATTACCAGCTGCTCCTGAATTTCCTGGTTGACCTGCCCCACCTTCGCCGCCAGCACCTGCACCTGTTCCAGCATTTCCTGCCGAACCAGCATTACCAGCAGCACCGCTTGTTCCAGTTCCCCCACCTTGTCCGGGATTTGCTCCACTACCAGCAGTTCCGGCAGTACCATTTGCACCATTATTTCCTGGTTGACCGCCTCCACCTGCATTTCCTTGGTTTCCAGCAGAACCCGCATTTCCGGCAGCTGCATTCGTCCCAGCATTGCCAGGATTTCCTCCATTACCGCGACCACCTGCACCACCATTACCACCAGGTCTATTGGGACCTTGCAAAGTATTATTCGCATTACCTCCATTGCCAGCACCACCACCAGCACCACCTCCGGTGCCATTAGGTGAACCTGTGTTTCCATTACTTTGCCCCTGCCAGTTGCCAGCAGAACCTCCATTGCCGCCACCGCCGCCGCCACCAGCGGTGCCTCCATTTCCAGCTGCACCATTAGTCCCAGGATTGCCACCAGTACCAGCATTTCCAGCACCGCCAGCATTACCACCGCCACCACCAGTGCCGCTTGTTCCCGGATTACCAGCATTACCTGCATTTCCGGCAGTTCCTGCTGCCCCGCCAGTTCCAGCAGCACCATTTGTTCCATTATTACCAGAAGTTCCAGCATTACCTGCATTTCCAGCAGTTCCTGCTGCGCCAGCGGTTCCACCGCCACCACCGTTACCACTTGTTCCCGAATTTCCATCAGTCCCAGGATTTCCGTTATTACCTGCGGTTCCTGCTGCTCCAGCAGTTCCAGCATTTCCTCCTGCAAAATTTGCTAATGTGCCAAATAAACTTGGTTGCCCTGCGCTCCCAGCAGAACCAGCATTACCAGCAGCACCAGTACCACCAGCTCCACCTTCGCCGCCAGCACCATGACCGCTACCAGCAGATCCAGAAGTTCCAGCATTACCTGCATTTCCAGCAGTTCCTGCATTCCCTGGTTGACCTGCGTTTCCTGTGCCAGCACCAGATCCCGCAGTACCAGCATTTCCTGCAGTACCATTTGAACCATTACCTCCTGGTTGACCTGCATTATGACCAGTTCCGGCATTTCCTGACGCTCCAGCATTAGCGTTACCACCAGCACCGCCACCTTGTCCGGGATTTGCTCCACTACCAGCAGAACCAGCATTACCATTACCGCCGCCAGCTCCAGCACCGCCAGCATTTCCAGCTGAAGCACCATTACCCTCACCATGAGGACTACCACCGCCACCATTCCCAGCATTACCACCAGCACCGCCAGACGCTTGACCAGCACCGCCAGCATTTCCAGCTTGACCTCCTGCGTTGTTTTTCCCGAGATAATCGGAACCCGAACCGCCGCCGCCACCGCCGCCGCCGCCACCGCCGCCACCGGAACCAGCATTACCAGCCGTTCCTGGATTTCCTGCGTTTCCGCGAGCACCAGCATTTCCTGCAGTGCCTCTATTACCAGAAGCTCCTGCATTACCTGCGTTTCCGGCAGTTCCAGCAGCACCTCCAGTGCCGTTTGTTCCAGCATTGCCAGAATTTCCGTTATTACCTGCGTTTCCGGCAGTTCCACCATTCCCAGCAGCACCCCCAGTACCAACAGCTCCCGGATTACCATCATTCCCTGCGTTTCCGGCAGTTCCACTATTCCCAGCATTACCTGCCGCACCAGCAGTTCCAGCAGTTCCGTTTGTTCCGTTATTACCGTCTGTTCCGGCAGTCCCATCACCACCCGTTCCGGCAACTGTAACCACACGAACACCATAAGGAATCGTGAAAGTGCCGGATGAGTTAAAAGTTTGAGTTCCTCCGGGAACTACAGGATCAATAAGAAGGGCATTGATAGCAAGCATTGGTGTTTAGTCCTCTAAATCTACTTTACTCAAAAAGTCTTTTGGCAGTTCCTTTATTGTATGACATTTTTGGTCGATAGTTTCACCCTCTCTAACATCTTTCCAAGTAATACAAGGAAATATTACCGTTTGACCAGGAGCGTTTCCACCCCAATACCAAGTAGAAAGTGCTTCTCGGCACTCTGTGCCATCATCATATGCTAAGTCGTCATGAACAACTTTTTTAGATTTTAACCACTTTTGAATAGTAGCAACTTTATCGCTATTTTCGTGATACAAGCAAACATGAGTATATTTAATTGATTCATCAGCCATTTGACCCGTAACCTCCTATATTTTAGTCATCTATGAATGATAAGGACACATACCACACAGGGTCTGCGTCAAATTTCAGGCAAGTATAAATTGATACCTTGCCCGCAGTTGCAACAACAGCAGGTTGACTTGCGCTATTGTTATAACTAATTGATTCACCACTAGGGGCAGCAAGAGTAAATGTCCTGCTTCCTGTCCCATCTTGTTTCACGTAGATAATAAGTGTTTTCACAGCAGGTGCACAAGTGGGTTGCCCTGATGGCAATGTACAAGCTAAATTATTTCCTAATGTAAACCGAACAACATTTTGGGTTCCCAAAATTTGTACTGTTGCTCCGGTTGTAATTGCAGTATTAGCATGTTCTGCGTAATCAGTAAGTCTATTTCCGTTCAAATCAATAAAAGTATTTGAACCTCCTAATTCGGTGTTACCACTAACAGCAATATTGGTCGATATCGTAGCTCGTCCTGTATGAGCAATTAAACCAGTCGAAGTAACCTTTTTGCCCGCAGCACCCAGAGTGGTGTTACCAGATACAGTAAGATTTGTTCCTATTGTAGCACGTCCTGTTGCTGACATAAGTCCGGCAGAGGTAAATGCCACATTTGCTGTAATTGTATTCGCATAAAATGCAGATTCATTGATAGCAAATTGGTTAAGTCGGGACGTGACTTGGTTCGTCCGTTGCCTCCATGTATCAAATGTATCTGTCAGTGCAACTGTTGATATGACTGCCACGATATTAACTCCTATTTTCTATAAGTTGTGCAAGTAGCAACTTAATATCTTTTAATTCATCTTTAACGCTATTTATATCCTCAATTACCCCTTGCATCGTTTCTTCCTTTTTTATTCTAAGCTCCCTATGCTGACGATATGCAATAACTTCTTTATTATTGGTATTTAATACAGCACGATTAGACGGATCTCTAACTAAAGTTGTGGATCCCTCTACTTTATGATAAACAGTCATCTTACTTCTGCAACGCTATTGCTCTGAGGTTTCGAACTCTTGGAACATTTTGAGTATCGGTCCCCATCATTACAAGTTTAATTGCATAATATTTAAATCCAGAGAACATAGCATTTTCACCATTACGATACTGAAGAATGCTTGCTGGATTCGAATTGGCAAACAATCCATTATTAAAATCGCCATAAGAAGGTACGTCCCATTCAAATTCTCTAAAGTCTTGTCTATTTTCACTACTCGAAGCAACAGTATTTGCTGTTGTTTGTGTCATTGGTATCCATTTTGCTTCTTCGAACAGATCACTATCTTCAGCATGTAGAACTTTATAATACGGTTGAATTGCTGAACCTTGTGGGACATAACCGTCATAGTAGACTTTAATATCTTCAGCATCCTGACCCTCAGCAAGAGTAACGCGACGTGTAATATACCTTGTTTTCGCATCACCGCCTCTTCCTACATTATCTTCAGAAGAACCAATATCTGAATTTGAATTTATTAGATTTTCCACAGTAGTCATTGAAATTCTAGAAACGTCAAGAACGGGAGAAGCATATCTATTGTTCGACATGACTGTAACTTTAATTTCAGCAGACCCATCTTTCATGTTCGCACTTGTTAAACTGGTATTTCCTTCCGCACTCTTACTATGGACAAACCTTCTAGCATCAAATTCCGTATCAGTGTTAACATTAAGTTTAATAAATGATGTATCTCTTACACCTGTACTCTTTGCAAATTTACCTGTGAAAGTGACTCCAGTATTTGAAGGTTCAACATAATCCGTTTTAAAGTTTATAAGATCTGCTTTTAAACTATCTAATGAAACAATTCTAGCAGATGTGCTATTTGCTTGTCCATAGATCCAACGATCAGAAACAAACATTCTATTATTACCTGCTGCTGGACCACTATTAGCAAAAGTAGTATTAGCAAGGTTCATATATGTATTTGAACCTTTATTATTATAGTAAGATTGTTTTCCTAATGGATAAGTTGCAGAATGAAGTCCCCCAGTTGAATTACCAACTATTGTTCCTGAAGCACTTTGTAATCTAAGGCGAACAAACTCACCTCCTGCAAATTTCGCACCAGTAGTAACATTCTTAACACGAGCATCATTATTTGCTGTACTATAATATGTTAATATCCCTGAAGCACCTGAGGTAGCACCCTGAACATAAGTGCTTCCATTCGAAACAAACAATGCTTGTGTATTAGCAAACCTCGCTTTAAGATAAGTTTCTCCATGAATTTCCTCACCTGCTCGAATAAACGCAGCAGACAAATTAGCAACAGAAAAGAAATCACTATCCTCATTCTTCAATGTAATTGTTCCGACGGATGCTGTACTAGGTGATGGCGCATTGAAATCTGCAAAATAAACATTCATTTTCAGATCTTCTGTCGGCATCGCCTGATAAGTTTTATCATTTGAAGAAGCGAATAACATACCAGAAATTGGTTGATGAGTTACCCGTTCTCCAGTTTTTATATCTTCATCACCAAGACGAGCAATCCAAGCATTAACATTAGGATTCGATCCTCCGGGCTTTACAAGAATGGAATATTGTTTTCCGTTTTGTATGTACAACGGTGTATTGAAATATATCGGTGTTGGTGCTGTTCCATCAGTGCTAGTATTGATATCTGCCGCAGGAACAATCTTCTTACCATGTGGGACACAAAATTCTGTTGGGTATCCTGATTGTGGATCAACTTCACGAATTTCAATTATTAATGGAAGAGTGTCATCTTTAGTTGAGAAAAACAAGTCAACCTTAGTAATAAATGCACCAGAACTTGCAACTCTTCCTAAAGATAATGTATCAACAATGAAAGTTTGAGCTAGAGGATCGTCTCCGTCATCGCTGCCATCATTACCATCTCCATCACCATCACCACTAGCTTGAGGAATTTGTGCTAATATTTCAGCAATAGATGGCGGTCGAGGTGGAGGAGGCGGAAGTGATGTAGAAACTTGCCCACCAGGAGTTGTCGTGTGTGATGATTGTTGGTTGGTTTGAGTGTTTATAACTGTAGCTGTACTCAATTCTGCAGTAGTTGTACCAACTGTAAGTTCACCCGAAGTTGCTGTTAAACCCTGCGCGGCATAAGTAGTATCAGCGCAAGTTGTAAATGAACCTATTTTGTCATCATTTGTGACATTATCTGTTAATCTGAATATTTTTTCACCAACCCTAAACCGCATTTGATCATTATTTGGCAATCTGAATATACCATAAGCAGTTCCAGTGGTATCCGTATTAAGAGCAGCACCTTCATTTGCGGTGTTCGCATAAGAAGAATCGGTTGGTGTTATGTAATCGGATATTCCTTCTTGATCAAAGAAACCATATATTCGAGTAGAAGGTTTCATTGCTTCCGCTTTGAAACGTATCTCGCGCGAGCGCATGAACGGTTGAATATTTGTATCTCTGATAACATTACCAAAAGATTGTACATTTTCACTCAAAGAAATACCGATTGAAGTACCAACTTGTTGAGCTGTACTCGTTGTCACATATTCTTGAGTTTGTGTAGTATCTGAAACAATACTTGAACCTTCAACTGAAACACTAGAAATAGTGGTAACAGGAGGACCGACCGGAACAGGAGCACCAGTTGCAACAGTTTCCCAATCACCCCATTGTGTTCCCCAAGCATCAGCAAGATTTTGCCAAGCATCAGCATTACCATCAATATTTACTTGGACTTCGGGTTGTGTTACTGTATCAACCCAATAGTCGTCTCGAGGTGTAAGAGTAATATATCCCTTCCATTTATAGGATAATCCTGCAGTATTTCGAGTCGTCGTTGCATACTTTTGTTGCATAACCATATCATGCTCATATGGGAGCATCATCTGGCGTCCGGGAGTTGTTGCAACAACAGAAGCAATTACGTTTGCCACACTGCTAGTTCCACCAGTGATAGTAGCTGCTGCCGCAAAATTACCAGTTGCGTTTTCTATATAAAGTTTATTCCCAACTTGCCAACGAAGATATGCAGTAGAAGAACCTGAAGTTAATGTTTCCCCATTCGAAAATGTACCGCCATTTACAGTAACCGTCTGATCACGGGAAACTCCAGCAGTTGTGACATTAGTTCTTACAATATTGGAACTATTTGCCGCATTATAAAACATTTCAATATTATCAAGTTTAAACGGAGGACGACCTTCTCGTTTTGCTGGATCTACAGCAATTTTATAATCTTCATCATATACGTTTCCTACACCATGACCTGTAAATCCATCAACAAGGAATCCATTTTTAAATCTATCAAGACCACTAGAATCTTTAATATTTAAATCTTTTGCTTCCTTTTCCAATAAAGTTAGAGAAGTATAATATTCCAACCTTTGAACACGATCACGAACCACTCCAATATCACGCATAGTGAATCGTTCGTTCTTAATCGTTGTAACTTTATTTGCATAATCCGGACGATTATTACGTCTAGCAATTTCATCTGGAAGTGATGGATAAGGTGCAACTTCTATAATACCAAGAGACATAGCATCGGTAGAAACCAATGGTGTTCTAGGAGTAAGAGATGAGACACCCCTAACAGTGCTGACCCCACCACCTTTTGTCAATGTTATCACATCTTTTCTTGGAATATAATAACTAAAGTCAGTTGTGTATGTGGAACCAGATGGCGGGAACCTCAAACCACCAGAAGGTTCATCAAAAGCAGTTCCCGTTGCCGGATTAATCGAAGCTGAACCAATAGTTGCGGTTGAAGTTGCCGTATCTGTAATTCTTGGTCTAAAATCTACTGCATTTCTTAAATCAAAAGGTTGTCCAGTTACAGGAGAAGTGTGAATTGGTATTTCATAGGTATAAATTTTAGAAGTATCCGAAGCTGCTGTAGCATCATCTACAGGATAGGATTCCATGCTAAAATATCCACGACCCCTATTAGAATGAGTGAAGTGATCCAAAGTAACAAGCAAATGATCGTTTGCAGTAAACGTAAGGGAACTAGAAGTTTTCTTCTTAAGTTTTGCGTGATCATAAAAATTATCACGCATTCCCGAGTCTAATGTGAAATGAGAAGTGACATCTGATCCCTGAGAAGTAGCACTGAACGCACTACTTGCTTTTCTACGAACAGAAACAAGATTAAATCCATCAGAAAGACCCAAATTAAAAGTTTGAGTTGATGTAATGTGGGTGTTATGGGCAGGTAATGAACCTGCTCCAATTTTAAGTTGAACCAAACGGTTTCGAATTACTGCTTTTGTTGCTTCTTGAGTATCTGCTTTTGCTAAAGTTACAATAGCAGTTGCGTCCATAGCTGAAGAAAGAGTTTCTTGAATATCAAATGTCGTTTGAGTCGTAGAACCTATACTTATGGTTCGACTTCCATCCTTACCAAAACCACCCATATCGAGAACTTGACCTTTCATTATTCTCTTATGGAATGCTCCATTTGCAGCTGCGGTATAAACCGAACCAGGACCCTCTAATGATAGAGCAGTATCACTTGTGATAACACCAACAACAAAAGTATCATTAGTGTCACATGAAATTACATCACCAACATTCAACTGAGAAGTAAAAGCTGTTCCAGAACCAGTTATCGTATTTGAGGAACTGTTTTTGGTAATTGTCCCAGTAAGAGTTGTTGTATTTGCGGTTTCACGTGAAACAATATAAAAGTTTTCGCGTCCAACTGCGTCACTTAACGTCCCACTTCCTATAAAAGTCTCACTGGAGTCTGAACTTGTAATAGTTGCTTGACCATTTGTCCCAAAGGAAAAGTCAAATTCTTTCTTAATTTGATGATTAACATCTACAGCTCCAGCAGAATCCCTAAGAGTTTTGATTGCTTTAGCGGGAAGATTGAATACTGCTCTATTAAACGCACTATCTGAAGTATTAGCACTGAAACCAGTAACACCAAGAATATCAGCTTTACCATTCGCATTTCCTGTACCAGCATTAAACGCAACAGATTTCACATTATTGAAACCCTTACCTGCAGTGGTCATTTTTATGTCTGTGAGATAAAGTCTATATTGAGCGCGTGCCGAACCCGGAATACCTGAAATAAATTGAAGATCTCGAACTCGGGCAGTACCAATAGATGCTCCCGAAAAATCTACTGTAGAAAATGTTCCATTTGCTGCGCTAAAATGTTCAGTATCCCTAAGAGAAACCCGACCATGGTTATGAACATCCCATTGCCCGCAGACATTATCAACTGTTAAATAATTACCATAATCTATAAAAATCGAAGAATCATTAACTTCAACAGTATCTATGCCCTTTTCTGTTGGAACTTTTTGTGTACTATATAATTCGACATCAAAACCTTGCACATATGCTTTTCCTGGTTCCACGCATGTCATGAAAAGTTCATTATTTCCATCCCCTACGCCACCAGAACCCCGAAGGAGAACACCTTGGTTATTTCCTGAAAGTAAATGTTCACGAACACGAGGCAATAAACCTTTTACAATATAATCCCCAGATTCATCATATGTTCTTTTTGCCATATAATCACGAATTCTTGCTAATTGAGGAACATCTGCTTTAGACTGTAGTTCGCCACTTCGATATTCAGCAAATTGAATAAAATTGTTTGAAGTTACTTCTGTAAGATTTTTCTTTGTAAGAACTGCTGTTATCTTTAAACGATTCGCACCAGGTGCGGAATAATTATAAG